GCATAGCCGATGAGATGGAGCGGGCCGTGCGCGGCAAGAGCGTGGGAGACCTGCACGAGCTTTTCGCGAGAGCCTGCTTGGTGATGCGGGAGGCGGCTGGCGCCCTCGCCATGCACGAGCGCCGGTCAATCACGATCAGATTGCCAGAGGAACACATCAATGACCTGCGCTCCGTGCTGAGGAGAGTGGGGTGTGATCTTGAGATCGTCGAGGGCTGACACATGGCGCGACCGAAGAAGAGGCACAAGGCCTCGAAGCCGCAGAAGGCAGTCCGCTCACGCGCCGACAAGCCCATGCGCCCGACGCCTGAGCGCATGGCAAAGGCCGGTGAGTTCTACGTGGTGGGCGGCGATGGCCGCGTCATCATGCGGGATAGCGTCATTGAGCGCGCCTACAAGACGGGCAAGATCACGGCACGGCAGCTCGAGGCTGCGCGGCGGTACCGCCTCTACTGGTACCACGCTGGTCTCGAGCCTGGGCCGCATGGCGTCGATCTCAATCGCGTCTATGCGCCCGATCACACCGGCATGCGCCTCATGGCGCAGAGCGAGAGGCAGGCGGAGTACCGGCAGCAGTACCGCCGGGCGGTGCAGTGCCTCGGCCTGCGGATATCGCGGCTCGTGGAGAAAATCGCCTGCGAGGACGCTACGTTCGAGGACGCGGGCCGCGTGATCCTCGGGTGGGGCAATCGAGCGCAGGCATTTGCCGCTGCTGTCGAGATGTTCCGGCAAGGCTGCGACAGTCTCGCGGACTATTGGCGCTTCCCCGACTATGTGGGTGACGATGAGACGCGGGCGCTCAGCTATGGCCGATCTGCTTCGGGATTGTCTGGATGTGCTGGCGTCTGAGTGGGGATACAGGACGCACGCCTCTCAATCTCGATCATCGCAAGGCGCAGCATCCGCTCGTGCGGCACAGGCCGCCCATTGAGCCAGCCGATATATGTGGTCTTCGGGACGTCTAGCATGGCCGCCAAAGCGTCACGAGATCCGCGAGTCCGACCGCCGTTGATACGGCGGCCAAGCTCTTTGAGGCAATACGAGATTGGGCGAGGATCTGTGGCCCAGTCGTGGGTCATTGGCAGTACTCCATCCACGCCCATGCAAGGCAGCGCGCAAAATCCCCGGTCCACAGAGAGGTTTCGCCGCGCTGCACAGCGGCCTCGGCCATGGGCAGATAGCCTGTCTCTAGCCGATCGGCAGTCCACGGCGCCGGAGGGTGGTTGTCGGGATCTGTCTGATAGGGCACTACTGCATTTTCGTGCAGGGCGCGCCATGCCGCAGGGGATGCACGGGATTTGATGCATGTTGCGCTCGTCAGGATCGGTATGCCCTCGTCACGCATGCCCGTCCACAGCGTGACGACAAGCACGCGGCCCTCATGTGAGCCGGAGACCCAGAAGTCTGGGAAGCCGGGAACTGCCGGCTGGCCGCCCGTTAGCACGCTGTCGAGCAGAGCGGAGACGGCTTCAATCGCCTCGTCAGACACGTCGCGGCGATATTGGCGCGCCACGTGTCCTGTCTGGAGCGTGACGTGGTGGATGTAGCGGGTCATGCAGCGTCCCATGCCTCGGAGAAATCACGGTCGGCAAATAGCTCAGCAAGCCCGCCGATCTGCTTCAGTCGGAGCACTTCGTCAGGCTCCATGCCAAGCTCTCGGGCGATTCTTGCGTCTGACCAATTGCGCTTCGCCAGCTCCACTACGATGTCGGACATGGCACTGACCATGTGCTTGCCGCGGGCCCGGTTGTGGCGGATGGTGGCGGCAATCCTGTCGGCCTTGTCGATGCGGTCGGCATTGGCGGTCACCACCGGAAGCCGTCCATGCAGTCGAGAGCGGATGTCTAGGATTTCGCGACCGACACGGTTGCGGTGGAAGCCATCGATCACCGTGCGCGGGCTGTCCCGTTCGATGAAGGTCACGATAGGCTGCGTGAAGCCATCCTCGCGAATAGAATGCTCCAGGAGCTTCATCTCAGGCGGGGCGACCTTATTGGGGTTGTAGTCATTGGCCTCGACCTGATCAGCCGGCACCCACAGGACGAGGTCAACGGGCTCGTCCTTCATGGGGCTGACATTGTGTAGCGCAGAACGGACCTTATTGAGTGCGTCGATACGCTCGTCGGCCGGCACCTTGGCCAGCTCATCGCAAAGTCGCTTGGTCAATTCTTCAATCATGCGAATATCCCCCATCTTGCTCGACGCGCCTTCATGATCTTTCGGTAGCGCTCGAAGCTCTCGCTCTTTGTCTGCGTGAAACTAAGGCCCTTACACCAGTAGTCATTGCGCAGAAGAACCTTGCAGATGCGGCGCCAACTAGGCTGCTCGCGCTTCGCTTCCTTCTCGATCGGAGCTTCGTCCGGTATCCCATGCGGGTATCCGCGATCCATCCACCATTTCAAGAACACAGCGATCTTGTCGCGGTAGTGGTCGGCGGTGCGCTCCGGCATGCTGGCGAGCAGCAATTCAGCGTAGCTTTTCCAAGTGTGCCCTTCCGGCTTGGTGATTTTGTGGGCGCCAAGGATGTTGCCGCGCTCTTGAGCGTAGAGGGCACCCTGGTTGGCTCCATTCACGCGCGCCACGACCTTCCCCCATGTCTCAGGCTCGATGATTTGGTATAGCCATAGGCCCTTGCGCTGGTCGTCACCGTAGGGCTGGCAGATGCGCATCTGATGGATGCTCAGTCCCGCGAGCCTCATGCGCTCGTAGAGCTGGTTGTAGGGCGCTTCGGGGTTGCGGGCGTGCCACGTCCACAGATCCTCGGTGCGCCAGTCGTAGATCGGATAGACGTTCCATAGCGGGCCGCCGAGCCATGTCGTCCAGCTCTTGCCTTCCATGCGCGTCTTATTCGCGATCAGCGTGCGAAAGCGATTGAGGCTTTCATCCGCCCGGATGCCGACTAAACATGCTGTCGTCTTGCCGCCCGCGTACCATTGGCCGAAAGCGGGGACCAGTTCCTCGAACTCCATGCCCTGCTTGAACCAGGGATAGAAGAGCGGCGACGTGATCGAAAGCGGGGACGGCTCCCGGACCCATAGGGGCTTCGCATCCGGATCCCAACACAGCCACTTCGGCTCGAATTGGCTGACGGCGTTGCGCAGCGAGATCGGCAGCGCAATCCAGTGCGGATCGATGATATCGGCATAGAGGCGATAGCAGGCCTCGACATGCTCGATCGTGAGCCGATACTGCGCTTCCAGGTCCACAAACAGCAGACCGAACTTTTGCCCACGGCGACGCGCTTCCTCCGCGACCAGGTGCAGCATGACGGTGCTGTCCTTGCCGCCGGAAAAGCTAACGTAGACGCGTTCGAAGCGGTCGAATGTCCACGCGATCCGCTGTTGCGCGGCCGTCAGTACGTCGATGCCGAGACCGATTTTAGCCATTGGCGTGTTCCTCAGATCAGGCAGGCATTGACTTGGTCGGCGGTCATGCGGACGAGCTTGCCGTCCACGACGCGGGCGAAGTAGCGCTCAGTCGTGCCCCAGGAGGTCGGCTCGCTGATCTCGTAGATCGGCCCGGTCTGCAAGAGGTAGGAGACCATGATGCCGCGCGATCCGACAGAATTAGCCTTCGAGTAGTCGCGGGCGCCGGGCAGGAAATTGCGCACCCATCCGCCGCGGCCGTTGGAGCCGAAAATCTGCGCGACCCAATGGCGGGGCGGCATTCTCAACCCAAAGGGCGCTTTCCGCGGGGACAGGTTGTCGCCGATGGCCTCCAACTCAATCGTGATTAGCGGAGCATCAGGATTGGCGGTCAGGAACTCCTGACGCAGCGCGCGCGGCTTGCTCTCCTGGCGCTTGCGCTCCCTCTCCTGCTGTTCCCGGAGACGCGCGGCCGCCCGCTCGGCTTCACGCTGCTTGCGGAGTTCGGTTTCGCGGTCCGCATTTTCTTTGGCCTTGGCGGCCAATTCGTTGAGGGTCGGGATATTTTCGCGAAGCGCGTCCGCACTCGTGTACGGGATACGCCACTCGCGTTCCACCGGCATCCACTTGGATGCGGGCAGAGACCTCAGGAGCCTGCTCAGAGGCTCAGAGTAATTGGTCTTGATCGCGATGTAAGTTTCTTCCAGCCTAACCCAGTCAGACGCCGGGAGCGGGTCGAAGGCCAGAGCGTCCCTAGCCCTTTCTTCCGCAGATCGTGAAGCACGTTCCATCTTCGTTCTCCTGCCCCTGATCCCCCGAGGCGCGGGCATCAGCTCTATTGCTGATGGTTATAACGTAGCAAAATGCTATCTGACTGTCAACACGGTTTGTGGCGAGAGTTGCGTCTGTGGAAAACCGGCTCCGGTGCTTGCGCAGTTGACTATGTGACGCACTGCGATACACTTGTGCTAAGTAGGTGATTTGCGCCCGTAGACGGGCAACTAGGTGTCGCTGAGAGGGCTGCGGCCGGGTAGCGCTGATAGCGCGGGCCTCTCGCGATATTTGCCTTCGCTCTCGGGTTTGGCACAGAATGGCCCCGAGAGACGCCGGCAAGTCCAACGGCCCGGAGGTTCAGCCCGGGCCGTTTTCTTTACCACGCGGCGCCGTCTCGGACATCCGGGGCGGCGCTTCCCGTTTCGGGGTCTACGTCATGGCTGACCTACTCCGTCGCCTTGCGATTGCGATACTCGCTGGCGCGGTGGCGGTGATCTACGCGGCTGGCGTGGCTACTGGGTGGGCACTGTTCTGATGGACGACGACCGGCGCAGGCGGCGCGCCATCCGCGTCCCTGACCTGTCTGGCATGATCCACCCCATCGTCGCGCCCGAGTGGTACGACGACGACGACCTCCTCTGCCAGATCAGGGAGCAGATGGCGCGGTATGAGGCGGCCNNGATGTTCTATACGCCGCGTGACCTGTACCAGCGATCCAGCACGGATGACACGTGGTGGCGCAGCGGCCCGTCGCCCTCGAGCACGCTGCTCGTTGGCAGCGATGGCCTGATCGTGCGCCTGATCTACATGGCCGATAACCCGCACGGCCTTGGTCCTGTGCCGGCGTCGTTCGACCTGACGGCGCACATCAAGAGCGTCATCAGGGAGGCGATTGCCGAAGCGCTCGCTGCGCTGGCCTGCGATCACGCTGAATGAGGTGGGGTTGTGAGCGAGAGTCGCGGCATGGGTAGGCCATCCAATTACCGGGATGAGTACGCCGGGCAGGCTGAAAAGCTGTGCAAGCTCGGCGCCACAGACCGGGAGCTTGGCGATTTCTTCGGCGTGTCTGAGCAGACCATTAACGCATGGAAGAAGGCTCATCCTGCATTTCTTGAGGCCCTAAAAAGGGGCAAGGAATGCGCTGACGCTGAGGTGGCCGAAAAGCTCTTTCGCCGCGCTACGGGCTACAGCCATCCGGCCGTGAAGATATTCGCCAACCCGAGCAGCGGCGACGTGCTCCGCGAAGAGTACACGGAGCATTACCCGCCTGACACGACGGCCGCGATCTTCTGGCTGAAGAACCGGCGGCCAGACCTTTGGCGCGATAAGCACACACAGGAACTGACGGGAGCCGGCGGTACGCAGCTGGTGCCGGTGTTGAATGTCACAGTTGGCGCATCTGGACCTCAACCTGCACCCAAAGCAGGCGGTGGCTCTGAACACGACCGCGACTGAGGTTCTCTATGGGGGGGCGGCGGGCGGCGGGAAATCGCACCTGATGCGCGTTGCGGCTATCCTTTGGTGCTCAGCGATCCCGGGGCTCCAAGTCTACCTTTTCCGCCGTATCCGAGAGGACCTTGTCAAGAACCACATGGAAGGCCCCAAGGGCTTCCGGGCCATGTTGGCAGGGTGGGTGCTCTGCGGGTTCGTGACCATAGTTGAGGATGAAATCCGGTTCTGGAACGGCAGCAAGATCTATCTCTGCCACTGCAAGGATGAGAAGGACATCTACAAATACCAGGGCGCCGAGATCCACGTCCTGTTGATAGATGAGCTGACGCACTTCACGGAGAGCATGTATCGCTTTCTTCGTAACCGCGTCCGCATGGTGGGACTCACTATCCCGCCTCCATATGCCGGGCAGTTCCCACGCATCCTGTGTGGGGCGAACCCCGGTAACGTCGGTCATCTGTGGGTCAAAGCGACCTTCGTCGTCAGCGCCACGCCAATGAGCGTCTGGCGCACGCCCGCGAACGACGGCGGCATGCTGCGCCAGTACATCCCGGCGCGCCTCGAAGACAACCCAAGCATGGCCGTAGACGACCCCGGGTATGAAATGCGCCTTGAGGGTCTCGGCTCGGCATCTCTTGTGGCCGCCATGCGCTGGGGCGACTGGGACGTAATCGAGGGGGCTTTCTTCGATTGCTGGGATAGCAAGCGGCACGTGGTAGCGCCATTTGAGGTGCCGCAGGAGTGGATGCGGTTTCGCTCGGGCGACTGGGGCTCTGCCAAGCCGTTCAGCTTCGGCTGGTGGGCGGTGGTCAGCGATGACTATCGCGCGCCGGATGGCGTGTGGCTGCCGCGCGGCTGCCTGGTGCGCTATCGCGAATGGTACGGGTGCAGGCCGGGGCAGCCAAACGTGGGGCTCAAGCTGCACGCGGAGGCGGTTGGCGAGGGCATCTGGCAGCGGGAGCGGGGCGACCCAAGGCTATCCTATGGCGTGCTCGACCCGGCCACTTTTGCAGAGGATGGCGGCCCGTCGATTGCGGAGCGCATCGCGAAAGGATCGGGCGGGCGTGTTCATTTCCGCCCGGCTGACAACAAGCGCGTGTCACAGCGCGGCGCCCTCGGCGGCTGGGATGCCATGCGGGCGCGCTTGGTGGGGGACGACGAGGGCAGGCCGATGATCGTCTGTTTCTCGACCTGTACGGACAGCATCCGGACGATACCGGCGCTCCAGCACGATCAGGACAGGCCCGAAGACCTCGACACGGACATGGAGGACCACGCGGCTGACGACTGGCGATATGCCTGCATGTCGCGGCCGTGGGTGCGGGAGGAGCGGCGCGTCGAGAGGCCGCCATCCGGTTTCAGCCCAATGACCCGGCGCACGTCGCCGACAGCAACGGTGATCTAGCATGGCGCAACTCACGACCACGGATGAGCGGGACGGTGATTTCGCGTCCCTCTCGACGCTGATCCGCCGCCATCAGGATTACTGGACCAACAAGGCCAATGAGCGCGCGGAGACCGAGACGGCACGCCGCTACTATGACGGCGACCAGCTCACGCCTGAGCAGCTGCAGGTGCTCCGGGAGCGCGGCCAGCCGGCGGTCGTCTACAACGAGATCCAGCCGCAGATCGACGGCATTGTCGGCACCGTGGAGCGTCTGAGGCAGGACCCGAAGGCCTACCCACGCACGCCCGGCCATGAGGACGGCGCCGAGGTCGCCACCAATGTGCTGCGCTACGCGATGGACCGTGTGCAGTGGCAGTTCCTGACGCCTCGCGTGGCGCGTGCTGCCTGCATCGACGCGGTGGCTGGCGTGGAGATGTCCTTCGTCGAGGGCGACAACGGCGATCCGGATATCGCGCTCAAGGCCATCGACGCCGAAACGTTTTTCTACGATCCGCGCTCAGTCGAGCAGGACTTTTCGGACGCGCGTTACATGGGCGTCTCCAAGTGGGTGGACGTGGATGTCGCCAAGGCCATGTTCCCGCGCCACGCGGAGGCGTTGGAGTCCATCGCCACGCAGGGTTTCGGCCAAGAAGAGTGGAACCTCAATCAGCGCCAGAACCTGTGGGTTGTTACGAACGAGCGCAAAATCCGCCTCGTTGAGCACTGGTACATCCGGGGCGGCGAGTGGAAATACGCATTCTACACGGGGAATCTGCTTCTCGAGGAAGGCAACTCGCCTTTCTGTGACGAGAAGGGCCGCACGATCTCGCGCTACATCGTTTTCTCGGCCCACGTGGATTGGGAAGGCGACCGCTACGGCTTCGTGCGCAATCTCAAGCCGATCCAGGACGAGATCAACGCGCGCAGATCGTTGGGCTTGCATGCGCTCAACACCAAGCGCGTCTACATCACGGCCGGCTCGGTCGAGGACGAGCAGAAGATTGCGGAGGAGATCAACAAGCCGACCGGCATCATCGTCCTGCCGACTAGCGCCGAGGTCAAAGAGGCAAGCAACGTCGAGCAGGCCGCCGGCAACCTTGAGATGCTGCAGGAGGCAAAGCAGCAGATGGACCGTCGCGGGCTCTCCCCGCCGGTGGCCGTCGATGGCGGAGCGCCCAAGGACCTTTCGGGCCGCGCGATCCAGCTCCTGCAGCAGGCAGCGCTGGGCAAGATCGGGCCGTTCCTGATCGCCTTCCGCGACTGGAAGATGCGCGTCTATCGGGCCGTCTGGAACAACATCCAGCGCTACTGGACAAGCGAGCGCTGGATCAGGGTCACGGATGCGGACGGGCTGGCGGATTTCCTGCCGGTCAATCGCATTGATGTGAGCAGTGGCGTGCCGCAGCTCGTCAATCCGCTCGGGTCGCTCGACGTGGACATCATCATCGATGAGGGGCCGGACACGATCACGCTCATGCAGGACGTGTTCGACACGCTCGTCGCGCTGGCCGACCGTGGCGTGCCCGTGCCGCCGGAGGTGGTGCTGGAAATGTCCAACCTGCCCGGCAGCATGAAGCGGAAAATCCTCGGCATCCTGCAGGAGGCGTCCCAGAAGCCCAACCCCGAGATGCTGATGCAGCAGGCCCGGATGGAGATGGAGAAGGCCAGGGCCGACATGGACATGCAGGCCAAGGCGGCGACCATCCAGCTCGAACGCGAGAAATCGGCCATCGAGATTGAGCGCTCACGCCTCAAGGCGGCGGCGGATATCGAGCTCGCCCGCGAGAAGGCGGCTGCCGACATGCAGATCGAGCGCGAGAAGGCCGCGAACCAGATGGAAATCGAGCGCATGAAGGCGGAGGCCTCCATGGCGCTGCAGGCCGCGCGGGCCCTTCGCCCGGCCGCG